CGATGAACGAACAGCTTTCCTGGATATTGGCGCGGGCCTGTGAACTTTGATCGCCCGCCCGAAGTCATGGCAGGCCCACCTCTTACAGGCCACGCGAGACACTTTCCATTCTTGGGGCGGATGTCGCCGCCCGTCTCATGGATTCCCGCGTAATTGTCAATCTCTCCTGCTGGAGTTTTCATTTTCGGCAGGAATCGGAAGCCGGATCTGACAGAATTTGGATCCGTCTCCCAGATGGGCACAAATGACCGCGTGAGATCGCCGGTCCACCGTTGAAGCCCAGGGCGTCCAGAAAGGTGCGTCTGCACGAATGCGCCATGCTCGTCGATGGCCCAAGCGTGCGCCTCGTTGTAGATCGCGGCGAAGGCATTGCGGAACCCAGGAGCCAAGCGATCCATCCCGTGTGCGTTAAACTGGATCTCCATTAGATCGTCGCCTGTGGATCGTAGAATTCCAGAATCTGTTTCACGCCAGGAAGGATTTCGTAGTCTTTTTCGAAGCTCGTCGTGCCGTTGCCGGAGGTGGTCGCTGTGCGGCCTAAACTGTTTCGTCGCTGGTACATGTAGGCGGTCTGCATGTCGGCAGCTTTGGCAATGTCGGCGTAGTCTGACAGGATACTTTCCTGGATGGTTGCACCGATTGCGAGTGTTGCGTGGCTAGTCGCGCCGGTCAAGATGTCCCCGTAACTTAATCCGCCCGTCGCGATCTGGATTGCTGCAGTCATGGCCACCGAATCAAAAGTGACAATCTTTCCGGTGCTCCCGGAAATTGAGGTGAACAGCTCGCCTGCTGTGGGCGTGCCTGTGACGGCAGAAATTGACTCTACGGACGTGTCCACGGAATACGCCATGCCGCCCGTGTACGTGATGCGCAGCGGGGTTCTGTCGGGCAGACGCGGGTAGTGAAGTTCGTTGTCATCGACCACGTAGACCTGGCTCGGATTGCGCGCTGGATCGATCGCGCTCCACGTGCCGCCTATGCAATACTCAAAATTCGAGACCGACCGAACGGGCGAGCCTCCCAGGAAGGAAATCCCCGACCTGTTTGACCATTTTGTCTCGGTCCGCTCCTGGACCTGAATCCATCGCGACATGTACGTCTGAATCATCGTCGAGACTGCGGCCAAACACTGCATTAAATCGGGATCGACAACGTTTGTCGGCCCGGCTTGATTGCAGGCTTGGCGAACTCTCGCCAGCGTTGAGACGTACGTAAACGCCATGACTTACGCTTCCGCCTTGGGCTCTTCAGCAACAGGAAGCTTGAGCGACTTTGCGGGCTTGGCCGACTCGGCAACGTCGGCTGGAGCTGGAGCCCAAGACGCGAGCCCGTAGGCATTGCGAAAAACCAGATCAAGTTCGTCAGGAACTGTCATGACTCCGATTGCATCGGCGCGGTAGTCCGTACCGTCGTGAGGCTGAATTGCATTTGGAGCGGTCAAGAATTGCGACATATTCTGTCTCCAGGAAAAGAAAAAGGGGCGGCGTGGTGTCCGCCGCCCCAGGTGGCTTAGTACGAGTAGTTGTGCATCAACCCGAAGACGCCCGGCGCGTAGAGAGCCAGGGTTTCGTTGGTGTAGATGCCATACTCGTAGGCGCGACGGGTGGGCAACCAGTCGATGGCGTGATAGTCGCGCTGGAAATGCACCTCGACCGGGTTGCCGCGACCAAAACTGGGGAACGGAACCCTGGACGACGTGAACATGATCATGCCGTCCGGGCAGTTGGGGTGAACGTGCAGATCGACTTCGCTGTTGTTGGCCTTGTTCAGGATCGTCGACACCCGGCCAGGACGGCGGAAGTTGTTCGATCCCGACTTGGGGCCACTGGTGCCGTCGGCGGTCGCCAGGAAGATCGGGGCACCCGAGTTGCCCACGATCAGCTTGTCGATGGTCACCGCCATGTTGGACGAGCACCACGCATCGGTGGGGCCAGTCTTCCAGGTCTTGTACATATTCGAGAAGAACGTGTTCATTTCGGCGATGCCGCCAGCGCCGTCGCTGGTGATTGCGGCACCCGTGCCAGCCTGGATCAGCGAACCCGATCCGGACTTGGCGAGCAGCGCGGTCAATCCGTCAAACTCGGTGGAGTTCTGCGAATAATCGGTCGTGGCCAGAGCCGAGAAGAGCTGCGAGGCAGTGGGAGCAATCAGGATAGTGGTGGTTGCCAGGGCCGTGATAGCAGCCAAACGAGCAGTGCCCGAATTGGTGCCCATGTACCATGCATAACCAGCCGCACCAGCGACTGGGACGATGGAAGCGGTGATCGTGTTGGCTGCGCCGCCGCCGCCCGTGGTAGCCGTTCCGGAAGCGGACGGGATGGCTGTTCCACCGTTGACCGTGTCAGAACTGGACGAGCCAGCGCCGGTACGGGATACGGTCTGCTGCAGCGGGCCAATGACGGTCGCCGCCGTGCTGCCGATGGTGGAGAATCCGCCAGCGAGGGACAGTCCTTCCAGGGTCAACGCCACGCAGTACACGACGTAGGCTGTGCCCGTGGGCAGCGCGCCGGTTGTGGTGGTGGTGCCGACGGTTGGAGTCGGAGTCTGTCCGAGCCCCCATGTGCCCTGGCCACCAAACAGCACCTGTTCCTCGGAGATCATCAGCGAGAGCAGAAGGCGGCGCTGAGTGTCGGCGGGAAGATCGGTGAATTTGAAAGCGGCATACTGCGCTTCCCAAGTCATCACGTCGTCGAATCCGAGGGCCTTGTAGGACGCGCTCTGAGCGGAAACGCCAGTGGTGTTGTAGGCGTTGCGGTTGCCTTCGGCCACGCCAGGAGTCAGGTTTCCGGTGTTGATACCGGTGACCGCCTTCCAGTGGGTAGCAGTGTCGCCCACGCCCTTGGCGCGGGGAATCCAGTTGCGGAGAGGTGTGACGACCGGGACCAATTCGACGGCGGGCGTCTGAAGGTCGTAGGACGTGAGGCCCGTGCCGGTGGTGATGCCTGCACGCTGGAGCAGTTCAATCGTTTCTTGAGTCAATGCGGACATGACTTAGTTCCTTCCCGAGGCGGCAGAATTGACCCCGATGCGCTTGATGATGTCGGGGTTTTTGTTGTTGCGTTCGATGGCGACCCGGATGCGGGTATCCTCGTCCAAGTCCTTCCATGCGGCGGTGCCCTGAGCGGGGAACCCGTCGTCGACGTCGTTACGAACCACGGCCACGTGATCATCAGCCTTGGACACGGTGCGAAGGACCGGCTGAGGGGCGACGGCGGGCTGCGCGGCAGGCAGGTAGCCAGCGGCGCGGGGAGTCTTGACGAGCCCACCGTTGCGCACGAGCGTCCCGACAGCCTTGGTCAGTTCGGCGACCTGGGCGGCGAGTCCGCCGTTTCCGTTGCGGGAGATCGAGGAGCGACCAGCGACCGGCTTGGCGGCGCGTTGGCTCGATGCCGGAGCACCTTCTGCTTCAGCGCCAGCTTCGACACCAGAAACATCGGCGTCAGTTTCATCGTGGCTGTCTTCGCCGGGATCGTAGGCGGTCGCTGCCTTGACGTGTTCGGTCAATGCGCGTCCGAGGCTGCGGTGGGCGTTCTGGACGTGAGCCAAAACGCTGTCGGTGGTCTGTCCGTTTCCGACGTGCCCGGCAACCTGTTCGGTCAGCGACTCGAGTTTGTGGAATGCGTCCATCAGCGCCGAGATCGCGTCCTGTTCGCTGTCGTCTCCGTTGTCGCTCATTTCGACGCCGTCATCGCGCTTCGTCTGTTCGAGCACCGAAGCGGCGGGGGCGGGAGGTGCAATCGGCTTCGATGCCGCAAGCCCCGCCCGAGAAAGATTCCCGTTCATGCTTTTTCCTTTGGGGCTGCGGCCCCGGTTGTTTGTGCCCCGTGTGATGTACCCACGGAACATCGTGACCACCGCGCCAGGATCGGCGGGGCGGTCGACGAGACTGATTTCGTAGAGGATGATTTCGGTGATGACGTTTCCGATTTTCTGGAGCGCTTCGGCTCCAATCGAAAACGCCTTAAGGACACCAGCTTTGACTTTGGCCCAGGTGGAGTCATCAGCGACGTAGACGCCAATGTGAACGCCATCATCCTCGAATGAGTATTCCTTGACCACGCCCGCCGCAATGTCCTGGTGCATTTCGCGGATGTTGGCGTAGGTCATGTAGTCGGCCCACGCCGCTTGCATGGCCTCTTTGGTGACGATGTAGCCGTCGGTCGCAAGCTGGTCGGTTGCGGCAATGCCGTAGACCATGCGCTGATCTTCGTCGACGCGGGCGATCTGGAAAGAGCGCTTGATGGTGCTCACGGTTTGATGCTCCTTGCGACTGATGTACACATGCACGACGGGTGGTATGGCGGCGCTTCATCTCCGCTTTGGAATTCGCTTTCCACCGGGATCCATCCCTCTGCCGCGTTTGCAATGTCGTCTTCGCCGTGATTCTCGTTGGATCCCAGGATTGACCGCTTCTGGAGCTTGATCCCCGATGCCTTCCATCCAGCGAGTTTCCCTTGCTCGTCCGCGTTGACAATTTCCGTCGACGCGATCGTTTGAGCGCGGGACCGGCTGAAAGCGTGGTCGTTCTGGAGAGATTCCGCAATCTTCGATGTGGTCCAATTCTCTTCGGTGGCCTGCGCGGTCACGTCGCGGATGGACTGGCGGCACAGATCGGATACGCGGTATTCGGGCCGGATGGATTCCACGATCGCGCCGTCTTCGTTGATGCTCTTCCCGACCAGCCACGCGCCACGGTCCTTGGCCCATTCGGCGGACTCGGCCTTGAATCCGAATTTGATTCCGGATCCAGTCGCGTCCAGCGCAACGCCAGCCGATTCGCCGTAGATGTTTTCGATAGAAGGGCCGACAGCCTTTAAGAAATTGTCGTCCCGGAAATCGAAGGCGTCCGGATCAAACGCTTTGTCATCACGCTGCACGCGGTGAATCGAGTTCGCAATCTCCTGCGCGGCACGTTGGGCGGTTCGCTGGAAATACCCGAAGACAGAATCTGTAATCGCCGTTTCGTGGCGAATCGCCAATGCACGAGTCTTGCGCGTGTCCAGGATCTGCGTAGCACGATGGACGTGTGCGACTTCCTGGGTCGGTGGTGCGGCCTTGGGTGGCTCAGGGGCGGGGGCTGTGGGTGCCACGGGCGCATCCCCATCAAGCCCGAGAAGGTCGCGAGCTTCGTCAACTCGCATGATCGGGTTCGGGCCCTGGGTCAGGCCTTCAATGTATGTGCCCAATTTGAGCGGGTCGGTTTCCTGTGACGGCGTGACGAACGCTTCGCAGTCCGGCAGATCGAGGTAGTTCTGAATCAGGTCGTTGAGAAGTTCTTTGATCCACTGGATCTGAACGGCCACACCCTCCTTCAGGCTCTGGTCGCGTGCGGTTTCGGCGGTCGCACGGTTAACCTGCTTTATGAATGGCGTCGGCTCCTGCGAGAACGCATAGCAGACAATTCTTGCCATCCATTCATCGAAGGCGTCGGCAAGCACTGCATCCTTGAACGGAACAAACTTTGACGCGGTCTCCGCAGGAATGAACCGTATGCGCCCGATCTTCTGGCCATCCACTTCGCCAGCGTCCCAGATGCGCTGAAACTTCTGGACCTGATCGGCTGTCCCTTGAATCGGAACGAACCCTTCTGGCATATTGCCTTCGGTGAAGTAGCCGAGTTGCTGAAGTTGACGACGGATGGCGGTATTCGCGTATGTCAGAATCTGTTCAACCGGGCCGTACCCGTAGACGCTGTGGATGCGCGGGTTGCGTGGTTTGTAGATCAGGTCCAGCGTGGAGTAGTGGACGGCCTGCATTCCCTTGAGCACTTGGGCGTAGGCGGCGAATGGCTGACCGTTCGCATCGAAGCCTCGGGGAAGTCGCCCCCACTCGTCCATTAGCGGCTTGATGGTCGCGCCATCCACCTGCTCGAATCCAAGGATCAGATCGGGGTTCGATTCTTCGCGGATGACGTGCAGCGCCGGGGCGTCGATGACGTTCAGATCCTCCATCAGCATCCGAAGCCACGTCCGCATTTCGTGGATGCCATCGGGACGGCGGAAGAACTTTCGCAGCCAAACAACACGGGGGTCATTCTTGCTCTTGGATCCGATCACGCGAAAGTCCCAATCCATCCCGCAAACTTGATCCTTGCGCGTCTCGATGACGAGACGTAAAATCTCCACCTGATCGGCCAGCCAACGGAGCTCCGGAAACATCACTGATCGATTGGCGTGGTTCTCGGATTTCGGCGTGGTGAGTGCGTTTACGTTGGGTTGAAAATCAAATTGCCGACCTTCAACGGCGGCAGCGTTGCCAACCACGGACGAAAGCGGGTTGCCTGGATCCATCCAAGTTGGCGTGTCTTTGCCGATGATGTGAAGTGACGCTTCGTACATCCTGCGGACGATGCCGGGCTTTGGATTGCCTGCCATTGTGGGTGAATCAAATTTCTACCCACGAAAAGGCGGGATTGCGGTATATTGGTGATACCTATGAATAATCATAAGCCGTCCGGCTACCCTGAAGGCACCATGTGGGATTCCGCCACCGTCATGCGGCGGCTTGGGATCTCGCGCACCACGCTTGACCGCCGCTTGGCGAACCCGACAGATGGATTCCCGCTTCCGATCCGCGTCGGGCCTCGACTCCTGCGGTGGGAGGCCTCGAAGGTTCTGGCGTGGATCGAATCGAAGGGGGCGAGAGGATGAAGGGAATCAAAGCGGCGCTTCTGCGAGTTGCGGGGGCCTCAAAATCGAAAACGTGGTGGAGCTTCTTTTTAATGGTCGCAGCCGTTGGAGCGCAAGACGAAGTCACAAAAGCGATTTTCGCGTCCGCCATCGCGATCATTTATTGGATGCCCGAAAAGACGCTGCGCATGACGATCAACAACGTCACGGTCCAGAGCAAGGACGCCCGATGAGCACGAACGCGCCGCGACCGATCCCAAGCAAAGAAGAGCGGGAAGCGATGCGCCGGAAGCTTGCGAGGATGGCATTTCCCGCCCCTCCACCGAAAGCACCGATTAGGGTCATCATCGCCAAAGATTGGGGGAAGAAATGATTTGCGAATGCTGCGGGCAGTTCAAGAAGATCAACATCAAGCATGCTTGCGAGTCGGGGGAATTCAGCCTTGACGCGTTCAACGATACCGCCATGACTATCAAATTTCCTTTTGATGCTCGCGTTGGCGTCCTCGACATAAGCACCGACACCGCGAAGGGATTTCTCGTCCTACTCCGCGAATGGGAATCTCGCCTTGAAAGGCCTGCGACGTGAATCTGCATACCTACTACGCAATGTCGGCCAGCGCGGCGCTTGGTGTGATCTGGGGCGTCATCCCGTCCACATGGCGACATACCTTCTGGGGAGCCATGGTGTTCAATGTTTTGGTATGCCTTCTGTGGATTGTCGTATCCTGTTTCAAAAGAGCTTGCAATGAATGATCAAACCGAAACTGATAACCTTGATGGGATTTCCGCTTACGATTTCAGTGCCATCCCCGCTCGCACAATCAGCGGAACCGGGGTGCTGGACATCAAAGAAAAGGCCGAATTGGACGGCACCACAGAAGATGTCGCGATGGATGCTCAAATGAAAATCCATCATCTAGGGAAATACTCAAGCGAGGCTCCGAAGGCTATTCCCTGGTTATGCAATCCAAGGATTCTTGTGGCCGCGATTGTGGCCGCGAATGACGCTTTACATATAGGTGAAGGCGTGAGTCTATGGTACTACATCGAAACGTATACCGAAAAAGATGACGGCAAGCATATCAAAACACTCAAAGACGTTATCGCTTCATTCGGAAATCTAGGGAAAGAATGCGCCCAATGACCAGGCGCTACCACCCAGACGTTGACGACGCAGCCGATCTGTACGCCGAGGGTCGCCGGAAGCGCCACATTGACGGCCCGGACTGCGAATGCCGGGAGTGCATGGCAA